GGAATTATGGATTCCGTACTTAACAAAATGTATAAATAATTAAATTAAAAAAAAATGGCTAATCCAACAATTACTACTTCTTACGCTGGTCAATGGGCAGGTAAGTACGTATCTGCTGCTCTTTTGAGCGCACCAACTATCGAAGGTGGCGGTGTAACCGTTATGCCTAACGTAAAATACAAGGCTGTTATTCAACGACTTGAGACAACTGATTTTTTGAAGGACGCATCTTGCGACTTTACCCCAGTTGGAACCGTTGATTTAACTGAGCGTGTATTACAAGTTAAAGACCTTCAAGTTAATATGACTTTTTGTAAATCAGAATTCCATTCTACTTGGCAATCAATCGAAATGGGTTATTCTTCTTTCGATACTTTACCAAAATCTTTTTCTGATTATTTAATCGCTTACGCTGCTGAAAAAGTTGCGGCTGCTAACGAGATTTCTATTTGGCAAGGTTCGTCTGCAGTAAGTGGACAATTTGACGGGTTGTTTACAACCGCTCAAGCGGATCCTAACCTTCCTGTTGCTCAAAACATCGCGGGTGGTGCTATCAACGCGGGTAACGTTATCCCTGCTTTGCAATCAGTTTACAATGCTATTCCTGCAACTCTTTACGGAAAAGCGGACTTGAAAATTTACGTTTCTCAAGATGTTCTTAAAGCATACGTTGCGGCATTAGGTGGTTTCTCTGCATTGGCTACTTCTAACTCGGGTGTTGACGCGAAAGGAACAATGTGGTATAACAACGGAATGGTAACTTTCAACGGTCTTCCTTTGTTTATGGCTAACGGACTTCCTTCTTCTTCAATGATGGCTACAACTACTTCTAACCTTTACTTCGGTTGTTCTTTATTGAGCGACACTCAAGAAGTTAGAGTAATTGATACATCTGCTACTTTAGGAGATGACAACGTTCGTGTAGTTATGCGAATGGCTGCGGGTACTCAATACGGAGTTATCGAAGACATCGTAATTTACGGATAATCAACCTAACCAAAATATAAAGGGGTGGTGGATTAAACTGCCACCCTTTTTTTGTTAAACATTAAAAAAATAAAATTATGAGCTGCGATATTTCACACGGAAGATTAGAGCAATGTAAGGATTCAATTTCGGGAATCCAAGCGATTTACGTACTTAACTACGGACTTTACGACCCTTATACGGACGTTACTTACGACACTGCCGTAGGTTTAGAAGACGTAATTACGGGTATTTCTTTACCCGCTTTAAGTTCAATTTACAAATTTGAATTAAAAGGTGCTAACACTTTTGACACTACGATTACAAGTTCACGTGATAACGGAACTACATTCTTCGAACAAGTGTTGACGGTACAATTAAAAAGACAAGACGCGATTGCTCACAAGCAAGTTAAGTTATTGGCTTACGGACGTCCGAACATTATCGTTCAAACAAACGCAAATCAGTTCTTTATCGCTGGTTTAGTTCGCGGAATGGATGTTACTGCGGGTTCTATTAATAGCGGAACGCAGTTGGGGGATTACAATGGTTATCAACTTACATTCACTGGGCAAGAGGCCGTTCCTGCCAATTTCCTTGATTGTAGCGACGAACCTGCATTAGTTGCTTTATTAGGCAACCCAACGGTTGTAAATAACTAAGAACTTTGTTTCATAACGTTAAGGGGGTGGCAACACCCCTTTTTTTATGCACAAAAACACGGAATAAGAGTTATAATAATATGATAGTAGTTAATGAATCTAATATAGGTCAAACAATACATTTTATTCCAAGATACGGAGTTCCTGCCACGTTGGAATTAACGGGCGAAAACACTAACGTAACTCAAGTTGTTACGGGTACATTTGTTTATGGAGATTACACTTGGCAACTTATAACACAATTCCCAACTAAAGAAAATCAATTTTATTGGGCAGTATTCAAAGACGCATTCGGAAATATACTATTAAAAGAGCGTATGTTTTGCACTAACCAACCGATAGACACATTCTCGGTTAACGACGGGCAATATATAAGCAACCAAACAACTAATGACTTTATAATGTATGAATAACGTTCACGTTTTACAATTAGCAGAATACCAACAACCAGTATTGCAAGAAAATACACGCGATGCTTGGGTAGGTTGGGGAGAAAATGACGATTACTTTGACTATCTTGTAGATAGATATACAAACTCAACAACCAATGGAGCGATTATAAACAACGTTACTCGTTTGATATATGGCAAAGGATTAAGCGCCTTAGATGCTTCGCGTAAACCTAACGAATACGCTCAAATGATGACCTTGTTTAGTTCGGATTGCGTTCGTAAAATGGTATTTGATCGTAAGTTATTTGGGCAATTTGCAATGCAGATTCATTACAATGAAAAGCACGATAAAATTTTAAAGGCTTACCATATCCCCGTGAATCTTTTACGCGCTGAAAAATGCAACGATAAAGGCGAAATAACGGGGTATTATTATTCTGATAATTGGAAGGAAGTACGTAAGTTCCCACCTATGCGAATTCCTGCGTTTGGCTACTCAAAAGAGAAAATTGAAATCTTATTTGTTAAGCCTTATTCGCCTTCGATGAAATATTATAGTTTTCCCGACTACCAAGGCGCAATTCCCTATGCCGTTCTTGAAGAAGAAGTAAGCGACTATCTAATTAATGAAGTTCAAAACGGATTCAGTGGAACGAAAGTAGTTAACTTTAATAATGGAGTTCCTTCGGAAGAACAACAAGATTTAATTTCTCAAAAAGTTCTAGGAAAATTAACTGGTTCTAAAGGTCAAAAAGTTATCGTAGCGTTCAATTCTAACCAAGAATCAAAAACAACCGTTGACGATATTCCATTAAACGACGCACCCGACCATTACACTTATTTATCGGAAGAATGTTTACGTAAAATAATGCTTGGTCATAACGTAACAAGTCCATTACTTTTTGGTATTGCTTCGTCTAACGGATTTAGTTCTAACGCAGATGAATTGCAAAACTCGTTTATCCTATTCAACAATATGATTATTAAGCCGTTTCAAGACGAAATCTTAGAAGCGTTTGATAAGGTGTTAGCATTTAATGGAGTAGCATTAAAACTATTCTTTAGAACTCTTAAACCACTTGAATTTACGGATTTAGAAAACGCACAAACCGAAGAACAAGTAACCGAAGAAACGGGAGCGGATGCAACTGAGCTCAAGTCCCAAAGCGTAGAAGAACAAATAGCGTTAGCGTTACAAGAATTCGGAGAACAACCGCAAGAAGATTGGTTATTAATAGACGAAGCACCCGTAGATTACGACACGGACGAAGAAGAAAACAAAACGCTTAAAGGCGAAAAATCTTTATTTAGTCGTTTGGTTGAATTAGTAAATACAGGAATGGCTTTTCCTAACGCTAAGTCCGAACAAGACGAAGTAATAGACGGAGTTAAGTTTATTACTAGATATGTTTACGAAGGCGAAGACGGTGGTAAAAGTGGTAAGACGCGTCCGTTTTGTAAGTTAATGAAAAGCGCAAAGAAGATTTATCGTAAAGAAGATATTTTGCGTATGAGTAAATCAGTAGTTAACGGATTCTACACCAACGCTGAAGGACGTACAATCGGCTTCGGTAAAGGCGGTAATTTAACTTACGATATTTGGTTATATAAAGGGGGTGCTAATTGCCACCACCGTTGGAATAAACAAGTATACGCGCAGTTCGATTCACGTTTCGGAATAGACGTTAATTCTCCAAAAGCAAAACAAATAGCCGTAGCAAAAGCGGAAAAATTCGGTTACAAAATTAAAAACAATGCACTTGTTTCGACACGTCCTATCGATATGCCGAACCGAGGATTTATAAACCCTAGATAATGGCAGAAGCATTATTAATTACACGAGACGATTTAGTTCGGTTTACTGCGACTAACGGGAATATGGACACGGACACTTTTATTCAATGGATTAAAGTGGCGCAAGATATTCACATTCAGCAATACACGGGAACGCAATTACTAGACAAAATCAAAACGGATATAGTAAACAATACGTTGACGAATCCATATCTTGACTTAGTAGAAACCTATTTAAAGCCTATGTTGATTCACTGGGCAATGGTTGAGTTTTTACCTTTTCAAGCATATACGATCGCAAATAAAGGAATATTTAAACACTCAAGCGAAAACGCTTCTAACGTAGATAAAAACGAAGTTGATTTCTTAATAGAAAAGCAACGTTATTTAGCGCAAAACTACACGGAGCGGTTCATACAATATATGGCATTTAGTGGTAATACATTCCCCGAATACTATACCAATAGTAACTCGGATATTTACCCGAACTCGGATTCAAATTATATGGGATGGGTAATATAAAGAAACCATACACGCCAAAAAAGGCGAACATTATTAAGTTAAAAACATTACTTAAAAAGTTAGAAAATGGAAAATGATTGGGGTAAGGCGGCATTGAACGATGTTTTTTGGGGTCAAGGCGCAGCACAAAACGAATCCGATTGGGGAATAAGCCAATTTTTAAGCCCTTCGGGAGAAACTAACATAAGCGGTAAAATACGATGATAAAAATAAGCGAACTAACCCCAAAGGGTACAAATTTACAAAATAGCGATTTACTCGAAGTTTCGCAAGTTACTGCGGATGGATATAGTTCTAAATCCATAACGGGAGCGGAAATTATAACCGCCGCCCAAAGTGGATTGCAACCAACTTTAGTAAGTGGAACTAATATTAAGACAATTAATTCTACTTCTTTACTTGGTTCGGGTAATATAAACGTCCAAGGAAATCCAAGAACACTTGCAAGTGTTAATGGTTTAAATCTAACGGGAACGGCTATTCAAATTAGCGCGTCCGTTTTGATTCCCGCGGGAACTTTAGTAACAAATAATTCTATCTATATAAAAAACTTGCTAACAAAAACGGCGGGAAGTACGAATTCAATACCTAGATTTTACATAAATACTTCAAATAGTTTAACGGGTGCTACTTCGTTAGGTTCGGCGGGTGGTATGTCTACAAGCGTTTATTTTCAACGCTTTGAAAGAAACATTTTCTTTGATGGCACAAATCTAAATTGTTATACGGCTGCTAATTCAATTTCAACGGATTTAACTTCGGGCGCTATCTTATTAGTTCCTTTTAATCCTGCTATTGATAATTATTTAATTTTTGCAGTTCAAAATTCAACAACTACCCCCGACAATTTAGGACACAAACGAGTAATAGTTCAAATATATGATTAATCTAACTACCATTAAAGGCGGGTTCGTAATGAACGAACTTGAATACCATTTCGAAGGCGAAGCGGAAATTTTAACCGAAACACAAGCGCACGTACCTACCGACAAAGGCTTAATTCTTTGCGATACTTCGATGTCAATTAACGAAGAAACTTACGAGAATATAAACGACTTTTTAAACGCCTTATATGCTTAATCATTTACGTGGATTATCTTTGCTTTATTACATACTATCTTTTACGGGAGTAGTATTTACGCTATTTGAAGCACCTTATATTTTTTTCAAACTATTTGCAGTTAGTTACGGCGCTTATTTAGCATTCGAACTATTGAACTTTTACCACAATGAAAACTAAACTACTTTTATTTTTAATTTCGCTATTGGCTATTTTATCCCCTATTAAAGGAATGGTATTAATTACCATATTTTTTATTTGGTTAGATTTATTTGCGGGAATATGGCGAAGTAAAAAGTTAAAGTTGCCTTTACGCTCCCGTGGGTTTGCTCGGACTATTTCTAAAACTTGCTTATATGCTGGTGGAATAGTTTGCGTTTTTTTCCTTGAGAAATCAGTTCTAGAAGATTTAATCGGATTGTTTGTAAGCGTTGACCTTGTGTTAACCAAGGCTTTTACGTTTTACTGCGTTTTCACGGAGTTAAAATCAATTAATGAAAGTTATTACGACGTAACAAAAAAAGACGTTCTAAAATCGTTTAAAGAGTTTATAACTGCAAAGAAACAAGAATGGGATGGGTTCAAGTAAATTAGACATTCAAAAGATAGTCCAACACCGATTAAAAAAAGGACAATTCTTCGAAGAAAACTCCGAGAAAAAACAAATCTATTTGCACCACACGGCGGGTAATGGAAATGCGGAAGGAGTTGCTCGTTTTTGGAATAGCAACGATTCACAAATAGCAACGGCTTTCGTTGTTGGAGAAAACGGAACTATCGTTCAATGTTTTAGTTCAAAGCATTGGGCGTGGCACTTGGGAATTGATTCGGAAGATTTTACTCGTATAGGTTCTAAATATAAAAACCTAAATAAATTATCCGTAGGGATCGAAGTTTGTAATTGGGGAATGCTCAAAGAAAAGAACGGTAAGTTTTATAATTATGTTGGCGGGGTTGTTAACCCGTCTTACGTTACCACTTTGGAAGAACCTTATAAAGGATATAAGCACTGGTATAGATACACGGACGCGCAAATAGAAGCAACGCGTCAACTGGTAGAATACCTTTGCGAAACTTATAACATACCTAAAGAATACCGTAAAGAAATTTGGAGTTTAGATAAAGCCGCATTCGACGGCGAAAAAGGAATCTTTACCCACAACTCCGTAAGAAAAGACAAAGCGGATATTTACCCGTGTCCACGTATGATTAAAATGCTTGAAAGTTTATGAAATATTTAATAGCGATTTTAAGCGTTTTAATGCTACTTTCGTGTTCAAGTGAACGCAAAGCACAATACCACTACAAAAAAGCGCTTAAACACGGCTTAAAGGTGGTTAATGATAGCGATACGATACGAATAACTACTTTGGATTCGTTTCCTGTTATTAAAAACGATACTATTATTTGGGAAAAGTTTATAACCACCAAGGACTCCGTGGTGTTTTTTAAGAACGTTTGGGTGCCTAAAACGAAGTGGCAAACACGAATAGAATATAAAGAACGGGTAAAAACACTAAAAATACAAGGCGAAACAAAATGGAAAACCGCGAAGGCTACTCAAATAGTAAAATATAGGACTAATTGGTGGGTAGTTTTGGTTGCATTTGTACTTGGTTTTCTTCTTAGATTCATCTTGAATAGCACTTTTATTTCACGGGTTCGATTATTCTTCCGATATTTCGGACAAATTTAACGTTATGAATTTAATTAAACACGGACGTAACGTCCACGAACTGCAACTTGACGGTAAGCAAGTTCACGTTGCTATGCTTAGCGATTTACATTGGGATAATCCTAAATGCGATAGGCAATTACTTGCTAAACATTTAGATTTTTGTAAGGACAATAATATTCCCGTAATTATAAATGGGGATTTCTTTTGCTTAATGCAAGGACGCGGGGATAATCGCCGCAACAAATCGGACATTAGACAAGAACATAATAACGCGCGTTATTTAGATTCGATCGTTGAAACGGCTTCGGAATGGTTTAAACCTTACGCGGATATTATAAAAGTAATAGGATACGGTAATCACGAAACGGGAATAATAAAATACCAAGAAACGGACTTATTACAACGCTTTGTAGACCTACTTAACTATAAATGCAGTTCAAACGTTCAAACGGGCGGGTACGGTGGTTGGATAATTATTAAACAATCATTTCACTCGAATGTAGGCGTATCAACTAAGGTTAAATATTACCACGGAAGTGGTGGTGGTGGAGTAGTTACCAAGGGAGCATTAAACCTTACGCGAGCGCTCGAAATGTATGAAGATATGGACGTGTTTACTATGGGACATATTCACGAAAATTCAAGCCGTAACGATGTTAGAGAAACAATTATCCATAATTCTAAAGCGGGTTATTCAATTAAACAAAAGCAAATTCATTTAATGTTAACGGGAACTTATAAAGAAGAATACGGCGAAGGTGCGTATGGTTGGCACGTTGAACGTGGCGCACCCCCAAAGCCACTTGGCGGACGCATTCTTAAAATCGAAGCTAAAGTTGTTGATAATGCAATACAAAAGAATATAGATAGTTTCAAATTTCCGTTGTAAGTTTGCGCATAGCGTTTTTAATTAGGGGGTAGAAATACCCCTTTTTTAATGAACCTAAATGTTAAAAAGTAAAAAAAAATTGTTAAAATGTTTGGTAGATTGAAACTTAGTATTTATATTTGCGTATAGTTATTCACTAAACAATTAAAAAAAACGCTATGAAAACAAGAGAATTTATTAAGGCAGGAATGGTTAACAATGGTACAAAAGTAATTGTTAATAAAGGAGCAAGTTATGAATGTGGTAGACACAGTGACCATAGAATTGTAGGATATGTAAGAGAATCATTTGAAGCAATTTGCGTAAATACACCAAAAATATCTTTTTATTTTGATGGAATTAAAGAATTTGAATTTGCGCATATAACTTGTGTTGACATTAATGGCAATCAGTATTGTATTGATATTGGTCAATGTGAATATTCGAATGTTGACTCTCAAAATGATGTAACTATTTTAGCTTAATCAATACGGGGGGTGCGCATCCGTAACGCACATTATTTTAAAACGTTATGAAAAATTTTAGAATTGAATTTCAGGACAAAAACCAAAACGAGTTATGGTGCGCTATTGTAACGGCAACCGATTTGCAAGACGCTACGGATTACGCAAATAAATTAATTGCTGAAACAAGCCATAACGATTTATACACTTTTGAAATACGCGAACTATAACACAAAAAACAATTTAAAAACAAACGCTATGGAAACATTTAAAAAAGCACTTGACTTTATCAAGAAACAAGAAAACAACCCAACTGCATTAACTTGCTTAATCGAAAGATTATTAGTTGAAGCATCAGACAAGCAAATAGCTACGGCTTTGCAAGAAACTGAATATTTTTTAATGAATTTAAACAAACAAAATGAAACGATTTAAAAATTTTTACAACCAATTAGACAACGAAGGAAAATTATTCCTTATCGCGATACGCGATTTTACATTGCTATTCGGAACTCTTTTTATTTCACTTTTATTAATCGCTTATTTTATAATCTTATGACAATAGAAACTCACTACCCGTTAGCGTATTTTTACGCAGAAACCTTTGAAGGCGAATGTACCTTCGAATTATCAGTAGACGAAGATAACGACTTGATCGTAACTATTAACACGGCAGTTGCATATCGAAACGATTTAGAAATCGAATTAGAACACTTGCTTAACGATTCTGATTTGCAATTAATCGCAAACGAAATCTATAACGATTTATACAACTCGGATTTACACGTAGAAATAACCCAAGAAAACTATAACAATAAATTACAAAACGCTTATGAAAACGGAAAAGATTCACGAAGGGAATATTGATTTACTTGACCAAGTTCGTTGGTGGGTAAGTGGCGGGGGTGCAATACATAAAAACGGACACTTTGACTTCAACCATTATTGTAACATTATAAAAATAAAAAATGAAAGAATACGCTATAACTCATTGGATGCAGGAAACACCGAAATCCAAACGCAAACGAACTACAACGATAGTTCAAGCCTACGACACTAACCACGCTATTTTAGTACTTGACATTTGGAAACCTTTAATAATTAAAATCAATGCAATTAAAAAATAAATTTACAACACTAATTGAAGAAAACGATTTACGCAAACGTAGCAGAAAACGAAAGTACGTTAACCAACGGGGTTACATAATTAAATTAATGAGACACTACGGATTCAGTTATTTAGAAATCGGAGAAATGTTAGGACTTAACCACGCGACTTGTATACACGCTTTTAATAACGCTAATCTTTGGGAATCTATCAACGATAGGCACTTCTTCAACGATACCGAACATTTGCGCGCTGAAATGAATAATTTTAAGATTACCCGTTCAATTAATGACTTGTACATAGATATTAAAAGCGCGGGTGGGCTTAAAGATTTAGAACATATTCAAGAACGAATTAGACGCGGAGAATACAAAATAAATTTTAACTACGAAGAACAAATATTAAATTAATTAGTTATATTTGTATACGGCTTCCTTCAACATTATAAAGCCAAGTAAAAAATTACTACCCTTGTTTTTGAAGTAGAGGTTGAAGGCTACGGATAAAGCGAGGGTTTTATATTTTACACAAGTATGAGAGATACTATGATTATTTACCGAAGTTTCTTTGAAGCAATTAAAGAACTTCCAAAAGACAACCAAGCGGAAGTTTGGAACGCAGTTTACGAATTAGGATTAAATGGTAATGTAGTTGAATTAAATGGTTTATCTAAAACAATTTTCTTATTAATTAAACCGCAAATAGAAGCAAACCTAAAGCGATTTAACAACGGGAAGAAACCAAAAGTTAAACAATCCGAAAGCAAAACGGAAGCAAAACCGAAGCAAGAGTTAAGCGAAGTTGAAGCTAATAACAATAACAATAAGAATAACAATAAGAATTTATATAGACGCTTTGCGCATCTATCTATAACTCAAGACGAATTCGAAAAGCTAAAAGAACAATACTCCGAAGAACAAATAAACGATACGTTAGACCAAATAGAAAACTACGCTAAAAACAAAGCCTATAAAAGTTTATATTTGACTGCTAAAAAATGGTTAGATAAAAACAACCCGAAACCAAAAGACGAACCATTTAAATTTGCTTGGCAATGAAAGGATTTAAAGTAACAAAAGCACACGAAGTAATTGACGATTTATTTCGTTATAGAAACAACTACCACGAAAAAGGTAAATACTTAGGCTTCGAAGGAATGGACGAATACTATTCAATGAGTTTAGGTAATTGCACTGATTGGACGGGTTTTCCGATGAGCGGTAAAACACAAGTTCTTATGGAATGCTTAATGAACACAAGCCGTTTTTATGGTTGGAAACATTTAGTTTATTTTCCCGACGTAGGTTCAAACGTAGAAATTATCGCGGACTTAATTAACAAGAAAACGGGTAAAAGTTTTGACCCTAATAATTACAATGTAATTACGGACGATGAAATTTTACAAGCTATTGATTGGATAACGCATCATTTTAAGGTGCTTACTCGAAGCGATATTAAAGCTAAAATGACACCGATAGAATTTTGGGATTACGCAGTTCAACTAAAAAAAGACGAAGGATTAGAAACGGCTTCGATAGATTCTTGGAAAGACTTAAACCACCCTTACAATGACTACGGGGGTTACGCTCAATATTTGGAGTTCGTTCTTCCATATCGAAACCAAATCGCAGAAGATAACGATTTACACTTACATACGATTATTCACCCGAAATTGACTGAAAAGGAAAACGGAAAAAGAAGCGCGCCCGTGCCATACGATTTAAAAGGCGGTTCGGAATGGTTTAATTCGGGCAAATGTATGATAACGGTTCATCGCGAAGACCCAACTTATTATAAAGCGGAATTATATTTTAACAAGATTAAACCACGTTCAAACGGGAAGATAGGTAAACACGAAATATTTTTCGATAAAGAAAAATTGGTTTACTTTGAGCAAGAACAACACGGAAACACACTAATTAAAAAATACGCAAAAGGAAAATAATGGACGATTTTACAACACTACGAGCGCAAGTTCTTTTATCTCACACTTACTTAAAGATTCAAGGAAGTTTAAATGAAATAAAAGCGAAGAACCCTAATCGAACGGACTTAATAGATAGTATGGGGGAAACCTTAGAACATATACAAGAATGCAAGATATATTGGAATCAACTCGAACAAGAATACCGAGCGTTGCGCCAAAATGCGTATCGATTAGAATTAGTTAACTTGGACTTAAACACGGAAAACAAGCGTTTAGAAGCCATTAATAAAGCATTAAATTACGAGTAATGAGTATTAAAGATAAATATATAGTTAAGCCTATTGATTCTTTTCTTTGTAAAGAATGGTTATTAAAAAAACACTATTTAAAAAGATTGGTTTCTTTTACTTATTCATTTGGATTATTTGATAATGATATTTTAGTAGGTATTGTAACTTTTGGTAACGCAGTTCCTTTGACTATGAAAAAATCTTTATTTGGTGAAAAATATATGCATTTAGTATATGAATTAAATAGACTATGTACAAATGATGATTTAGATAAAAATGCAAATAGTTATTTTGTTTCTCAAGCATTTAAATTATTACCAAAACCAATGATTATTGTAAGTTATTCTGATAAATCAATAGGTCATAATGGATATATATATCAAGCAACTAATTTTTTATTTACAGGGGAAAGTCATACTCAGTTAGATTGGAAATTAAAAGGAAAAGAACATTTACATTCTCGTACTTTAATGGATGAATTTCCTTTTCAAAAGGATAGAATAAAAAAATTAAAGGAAAAATATGGTGATAATTTATATCAAGTTAAAAGAGAACCAAAATATAGATATGTTTATTTATTATGTAATAAAAAATTTAAAAAGGAATTAATGAATAATAAATTATTTAAAATAAAAGATTATCCAAAAGGAGAAAATAAAAGATACGACGCTAATTATAAACCATTGATACAAACACAACTTTTTTAAAATGAAGTGTAAGAATTGTAAAGTCGAATTTACTCCCGTTCGATTTAATCAAAAATTTTGCTTTGATACTAATTGCGTCCGTGTTTGGGTAGAACTTGAAAAGGAAAAACAATGGAAGAAGAAAAAGAAGGTACTTAAAGACGAACTACAAACCGTACAAGAACTTACTAAACTTGCCCAAGTTGTGTTTAACAAGTACATAAGGCTACGAGACAAGTATAAACCTTGCGTAAGTTGCGATAAGCCATTAGGAAGTAAATACGACGCAGGACATTATTTTAGTAGTGGCGGACACAAAGCCGTAACATTCGACGAAGATAACGTACACGGGCAATGCGTAACGTGTAACCAACATAAACACGGAAACCTTTTAAACTATCAAATCGGAATCCAAAAAAGAATAGGCGCGGATAAATTAATAGAACTCCACGCCAAAGCACACGAAACACGAAAGTACACACGGGACGAACTCAAAGAAATAATTGAAACATATAAACAAAAAATAAAAACGCTATGAACGAATCAGTATTATTTAATTATCTTAAGGAAAACTACTTCCCCGACTTAGAGCGAAGCACAAATCAATTTTCTAAATGGGATTGTTATTCCCCGAGTACAAAAACACGAATCGAATTAAAATGCAGAAGAAGACACTACGCAAACTTAATTCTAGAAAAGATAAAGTACGTTGATATGATACAACGCTACGTAGAACAAGACGAAAAACCGATTTACATAAACTCAACTCCTAACGGAATCTTTGCGTTCGATTTACGTAATATAAAACCGAATTGGATAACTGATAATCGTATGCCACAAACAACCGACTTCGAAAATATAGCACCTATCGAAAAGACGTACACGCTAATAAATATCGAAGAAGGAAAAAAAATCTAAAAAAAATTCAAAAAAGTTTGCAGATTAAAAAATAGTATTTATATTTGTGTATAATTAAAAACGAAAACGATATGAAAACAATTGAAAAAATTAAAGGTGATAGAATTATTAAAGGAATGCAAATTTTAGTTAACTATGTATATAATAGCGAAAACAACATTAATTTCTACGAATATCCGCAGCGTGCAATTACTCCTAAAAAAAATAAAAAAACAGAAATATTAACAATTTTAAACACAAAAGTAATTAAATCATATAATACAGGAAATGGCCGTACATATATGGATTCTATTATTCTTTTGGAAACATTAGAATACGGAAACGTTTGTATCCATTCTACTGAACGTTATATTTTAGCTTAATAAAAAACGAGGGGTGCGACTCGGTAACGCACGTTTTAATTTATACGCTATGAAACATTTATTTAAATCGTTGGCAGCCTTCCAACAAGAAGTACCCGTAATTCACAAGGGTACGCAAGGCTATGGTTATTCTTACGCAGATTTACCTAAGATTTTTGAAGTAGTTAACCCGCTTCTAAAAAAACACGGATTAGGCTTTACGCAGTTACTCGATACTAAAGAAGGAATCGATTACATTTGTACGGTTATTTTTCACGTTGAAAGTGGCGAAACATTAGAATCAAAGGTAGCTATTCCGCAAGTCGAATTAAAAGGTATGAACGATTACCAAAGTTTCGGAAGTGGTGTTACTTACTTTCGTCGATACGCTTTAAGTTCGGCACTTGGATTAGTTACGGACAAAGATACGGACGCTTCGGGCGAACAAGTAAAGAAAAGACCCACTATCGATAACAAAAGACTTGGTAAGGCGTTAGAAATGATTGCCGAAGGAAAATATACTAAAGAAGAACTAATAGAAAAGTTCGAATTAACTGAAGGTCAAACTAAATTACTCGAAAACGTATGAAAGTCCGATGTTCTCAAATTGGTAAGATAATGACTAACCCCCGTAAGTCGGGGGAAGTCCTATCGCAAACGGCTAAGTCCTATGTTGAAGAAATAGTATTAAAAGAAAAGTACGGAATCCGAAAGGAATTTAGTTCACGTTACACCGACAAAGGAAACGAAGTTGAAGAAGAATCAATAGCGCTCGTTAATGATGTCTTAAATTTTAAGTTTATTTACAAGAACGACGAACATTTTACTAACGATTGGCTAACGGGAACTCCCGACGTAAACACGGACGAAGTATTAATAGATGTTAAAAGTTCTTGGGATGCTTCAACATTCCCGTGGTTCGAAACGGAGTTACCTAACAAAGATTATTATTACCAACTTCAAGGGTATATGTGGTTAACGGGTAAAAATGAATCTATTTTAGCTTATTGCCTTATAGATACTCCGAGCGAAATGGTAGAAGACGAAATTCGTAGAGCGCATTGGAAGTTTCATTTAATAGATGAATCGCAGGAACTACGCGAAGAAATCGAAGCGAAGCACAAGTTTAGCCATATACCAAAGAACCGTCGTGTTAAATATTGGTTTGTACAAAAAGACGAATCGGTAATCGAGCAAATTAAAGAACGTGTCGAACTATGTAGAGAATATTATAATTTATTAATGCAAACATTATGAATTTATTAGAATCAATTTTAGAATATTATCCCGAAGAAGAAATATTAAAAGCGAATGGCTTTGATAACGCAGTAATAGGAATTGAAGTAAATACAATGCGTTTAATTTATTCATCAACCAAAATAATAGAAACACTAATAGAAAAAGACGAAATGACATTAGAAGAAGCGATAGAGCATTATGAATACAATGTAGTAGGTTCATACGTTGGAGAAAAAACTCCTATTTATTGCGACGATATGTATTTAATATAAAGAGAAATGAACATAACACACGACCAAGAACCAATAAAACACGAAGACACTATTTTAATTTCGGTTATGACTAAATACCACGAACGCAGCAAACGAGGGATAAAAAAATACGGAACTAACCTAGACCGAAAAGATGTTGATTTAATGGGTTGGCTTAACCACCTTCAAGAAGAACTTATGGATGCTACACTTTATATAGAGAAACTAAAGAAGGAAATATGAAAGCAAAACTAGAATTTAACCTACCCGACGAAGAAGTGGAATATTATTGCGCCACAAAAGGACAAGCAATGTTAAACGTTCTTTGGGGACTTCAACAAGAACTACGTAAGCTATATAAATACGAAGAACTAAACGAAGACGAATGTAGAATAGTTGAAAGGCTACAAGATTTTTTAAGCGATAGCTTAATTATACACGAAATAAACTTAAATAAATAACAAATGGAAACAAAAGTAAACACAGGAGCAATCTTTAAAAATGACAAGAAACAAGGTAACCAACCCGACTATCGAGGAAAAGTAAAC